TGAGTGGTAGTTCTCATACTCCTTTTTGTAATCTCTGTCTTCTTCGACTTCGGTCTCTTCTTTCCTACCCTTTTCATATTTCTTAATAGAGTCTTTTGCAGACTTCATCATTCTCTTATCATGTTTCTTAAGAGTATCTTTAAGTCGTTTAGCTTTATCTTTTGCATAACTCTCTTCAACCTCTTCTTCACCCATAACTAGTGAACTTAATTGTTGTGCAAGTACTGTAAGTTGTGCCTGAGGTATTGATTGAAGGGCATCTAATTGTTTCTTCGTTAGTCCTTTAACCTTTTTAATTGCATCCTGCATCCTACCTTCTTCTAACTCTTCACCGAACTTAAGGAATAACTTACCCTTTTGTTGTTCTTTATCTGTAACTTTATGTCCAACCATTGAACCGATAGTGTTAATCATACCAAGACCTTTCTCGGGATTTCTACTATACTCTTTTTCTAATCTGTCTGCAACTTTTTTAGTAATCAATTTAATGATATCTACAGCTGAAGTTACTAACTTACCTTCCTTTATGTGATAACCAGTATCGTCACAATGGTCACAACCTTTTCCACCACATTCGGGACAAGTCACCTTACTTTCTTTAAGTGGTTTTGCCATACCAATACCGTGGTCTTCTGCAGTTTTTAACTTAGATAACTCGGTATATAATGGTCTCAAATCGTGTTTTGCATCTTTAGTAAGTTTTGCAAAGATACTTACTTTATATGCACTTGAACCTTCTTCAGGACTTCCAAATACTTTATTTCTTGGATTGTCTTTAATATCTAATTTATGTTTCTTACTGTAAGTAGATACGATTTTCTTTGCTTGTTCAAAGTCTTTCTTAGATTGTTTCTCATCACCTTTGAACTGAACATATAGGTCGGTAACTCTTTCAAATCCTTTCATTGTATCGGGTTTGAATGACTCGTTTGCCTTTCTGTCTGCATCTCTTTGTTTTTGAATTGCACTATTCTCGGACTCTTTCTCTTTCTCTAATCCAAGTTTCTCGTTACTTCTCTCATGTTTATCTTTTAACGATTCAAGTTCCTTTTCTTGTTTATCTTTAAGGTCTTCCAACTCTTGAACCTGTTGTGCTTTTATATTAGCTTGTTTAACTGCAACGGGTTCTTCAGAAAACATTGTTTGGAAAGTCTTAATCTTATCCTCTCGTGCAAGTTTCTGTGTCTTTAATATGTCGTTTAATAAATCCATAATACTATTTAGTCTTTTTTAAATGTAACTCTTGTTGTTTCCATGCGATTGCAACTTTATTGTTAGGGAATACACCAGTCCATGACATGAGTTTACCATAAAGACCATTTGTCTTCTTTTTAAGTGCATTAAGTGTATCATCATTCTCTATCTTAATGAAGTCTCTACCGAACATCTTCTGTAATTTAATGGCATTTGCATTTGATTTGTTCCAATCTTGAGTAACAATTTCGGGTGGAACTTTACGAGGTCTCGCTTGATTTCTAGATTGTGCATTCTTTAGTGATGTTTGAACATAAATCATCTTAGATTCATATCCAAGTGCATCTAGATTCTTTTTGTATGCTTGGATTTTACTATCATTTGCTGATGTAGTGTCGAAGATAAGTCCTAATCTACCATCCATATACATGTCCATACCTATCTTAGTAACTGCTTTTGCTCTTGCACGAATAGGGTCATAGTCTTTAGGGTCGTTCTTAGATAGGTCTAATGATAATCCTGCTTTCTTAAGACCTTTCTCAAATGCACTATCTGTATTGACTAACTTAAGTCCTAATGCTTTAAGGGAAAGACCATCAACCACTTCTGATTTACCACTTCCAGGCCCACCCATTAGAAACACTGCTTTAAATATACCTTGGTCATAGACTCCTTCGTTAAGTAAGTCCTCTTGCATGTAAGATGGTAGTGTATCTTCTTTAAGATTCATACCTCTTCTTACTGCTTTCCAAAGTTTGTCTGCATGTTTTTGGTCGGGTACACCTGTTTTAAATGATTCAAAGTCGTTTTCAGTTGCAGCCAATCTCATCTTAGATGCACTCATTCCACTTACGTCATCTGAATCGGGGTCTCTTTCTCCAGCAGAGATGATTTGAATGTCATCAAACTTATAGAAACCATGTCTACCTTTTACTGAGTTGTATTTGTTTAGTATTGTAGTGAATTCTTTAACTCTATCTGAACCAACGACCATACGAATTTTAGTGTAACCTTGTGTGTAAAGGTCTGTAACGATTTCGAACACTTGTCTTGCATTACTGTTCATTACCCCAACCTTTCTACCAAAGAATAGGTTCATGAATTTCTGTTTAGTACCAAAGTCTAGTGGGTTCTTCTTGGCATCTTGTGAATGTGACATATAGATTAGAGGAACATAACCACCACTAGTAGATTTTGTAAGTTTATCAACAAGTTTTGCATGTCCAACTGTAGGTGGATTGAATCTACCAAAGCTAAACACTGCACCTTTTGTTTTATCTTCCTTTACAAATCTATTAAATGTTTTCATTATTTATCCCATGCCTTTGCAGCGTTAAAGTTATTCTGACTGAACTCCATTCTGTCTACTAACTTAACTGCACTTCCGTCTGAGTCAATTGCAACATAACCTTCAGGATTGACCACTTCAAATCCTGTGTCGGTCTGTTTGAATGTACCCACACTCTTTACTCTATTTAGGGCGTTAATAATAAGTTGTTTTGCAGTAATGATGTATCCTTGGAAATGTGTAAGGTTGTCTACCATTGCTCTGATGACATTTAAGTCTCTCATGATATCCTTACCAATCTGTTCTTTGATTATCTTATTTTTTTCAGTTTTAATCTTTGCAACAATCTTATCTCTCCAATAGGTCTCTACATGATTCATATAGTCTTGACCATTCGGATTCCATTTACCAGCTCTAATCAATGAGTTAGTGTATGTCTTGTAGGATGCTCCAGCAGCTCCCTTTGATGTTAGTGTCTGTTGGATGTCCATGAATTTCTTAAGGTCTTTTTTAGTTATTCCGTGGAATGCTCTACCTGTGTTCTCAAGTGCCTTAGTCAACTTAAGTGTTTCGGATGCCTGCATATTACCATAACCAGTTGTGTCTTTGTATGTTGCATCATCCATCCATACATCTGAATTCTTACTTGGAAGTTTTGCACCGAATGATGCACTTAGTGTATCAATACTACTCCCCGAGTAGGTTGTGTGAAATACAATTCCTAGTTTTGCTGAATTCATTTCCTTTCCAACTGCAGAATCAGCTTCAACTGCATATAGAATTGTATTAGGTTGGAATGTAATGAACTTCTTTCCGTCCATTGATGTAGATTTCTTATCGTTAGTGAACATTAAGTCACCTTGAAGGATTTGTTTCATCCCTAATTTAGATAAGTATTTGAATGAGTCTAGGAACTTGGATTCAAGTTCTCCACTTAGTTCGGGTGCATCCTTAATTTCTTGTTCGGATGTATAGAACTTAGGTTCTTTATTGAATAATGATTTCTTTGCAACAAAGAACTTCTTAGTTTCGGGATGAGGGCCACAAAAGATTGCAGGAGCTCCATCCCATTTAACAGTCATGTTAACTCTACCACTAGAGTTACCCTTGAGCATGTTTCTGAGTTCTTGTAGGAAGGTTATAGATTGACGACCACCATCAATACCAAAATTGATAATGTTATCTTCTAAGTGTTCTAAATGTAAATTCTTGACTGCCATATAGTAGATTATACACTAAAATGTGTATCCTGTCTACTATTTATAAGAATTAAAAGGTGTGTTATTCGAGTGTTGCTAACATTTCTGCATGACATTCTTCACATGCAGTTTTATTGATTTCTAGTTCTGCAATATAAGCCGGGATATCTCGGACATTTGCCCAATCATTCCATCTAGCGTACTCACAATTTTCAATATCAGTTCCGTTAGTTCCATCTAGAGCTGGGTTTGCTGTTCTCCAATCTGAAAGAAGAGTTGATAGTCCTGCTGCTAAGACTGTATCGACTGCGTCACCCTTAACACCATTACCATCACCATCAACACTAAGGATTGGTGATATTTTATATGTGCCTGAGACATTTTTATACAGATTAAGTTGTCCTACAGCCTTTGCGACTTCCTCATTGTTATATTCGTCACATTGTTCTTGAGTGAACTGCCCAGTTGTATAATTATGTGCCATTGTTAATTTCTCCGAAATTGGTATAAAAGGTTTATAGTCTTATTTATGTTTTTATGAGTGGTCTAGAATGCAATTTTGACTCTAATTTTGCAATCTTTTTAGATATTTTATCAATCCTGTCAGCATCCTTAAGTTTCTTTGCTTCTTTCAAAGAACTCTTCAATTCAACCTTCTTCTGTAAAGTATCTAAAACTTCACTAGGTTTTAAATATTTATTCATATAACTATTTAGGTCACATTTTAAAGTCGCCGAACTTACTTGACCTTCCTCTATCTGCAACAGGAATTGAATCATCATAAGAACTTTCTGCATTCTCAATCAACTCTTCCTGTGCTTCTTGTTCACAATCGTACAACTTCATACGACTTCTGTCGACACCTATGACAAACCTTTTGAATACGGTGGGGTCATTGTATCTATTCTTTAACTGTTTGACTACCATTTGGTCTAACTCTTCTAATTCTTCTGAGGAGATTAGTGCAAACATAAAGTCTGCTGTTGCTGGTAATCCGAATGACTCTGAGGTATCT